ATGACGCCTTGTCTGATGAGATTATGGCGGCGTATGCGGAGGGTCGTGTGAAATGACCTTTTGATACTTAGGAGTTAGACATGGCAAATACCGCATTTAGCCCAGCAAATAGCGTTACCCCAACAACCGCAGCAACATTCATCCCAGAAATTTGGAGTGATGAAATTGTTGCCGCCTATAAGAAGAACCTCGTTCTGGCCAATCTGGTCATGAAGATGAACTTCAAAGGCAAGAAGGGTGACACCGTCCATATCCCAGCACCAACCCGTGGCTCTGCCTCGGCTAAGGTGTCCACCGACGCTGTGACGCTGATCGCTGCAACTGAATCCGAAGTTCAGGTGTCGATCAACAAGCACTACGAGTACAGCCGCCTGATCGAAGACATCGTCGAAGCGCAAGCATTGAACAGCCTGCGTCAGTTCTACACTGCCGACGCTGGTTACGCTCTGGCTCGCCGCGTTGACACCGATCTGGTTCAGCTTGGCCGCGCGTTCAACGGCGCAACCGTTGGCACCGACGACTATGCAACCAGCAACACCACAACCAAGGCTTTCATCGGCTCGGACGGCACCACCGCGTACAACTCGACTTCGTCGAACGCTGCTGCACTGACTGACGCTGCGATCCGTCGCACGATTCAGCGTCTGGATGACAACGACACCCCAATGGATGGTCGTTTCTTCATCATCCCACCATCATCGCGTAACACCTTGATGGGGCTGGCACGCTACACCGAACAGGCTTTCGTGGGTGACGGCAACGCCATCCGCAACGGCGAAATCGGTAACCTGTACGGTATCCCTGTGTTCGTTACTTCCAACGCCGACTTCGGCGCGGGTAGCTCGGGCGCTGACCGTATCTGCCTGATGGGTCACCGTGATTCGATGGTGCTAGTTGAGCAGATGGCTGTCCGTTCGCAGACTCAGTACAAGCAGGAATACCTCGGTACCCTGTTCACGGCTGACACCCTGTACGGCGTCAAGGCGATCCGCACGGCGGCCACTACGGGCGCAGCGCTGTCTTCGTCGGCATTCGCTCTGGCAGTTCCAGCCTAATTAAACTCCCCCGGCCACCGGTCGGGGGTTTTCCACCTAATTAGGAGAACATCATGGCAAATGCAACTTCCGTGACCGTTCGGGCTGGCAATGACCAGTTTCGCGGTCTGTACACCAACACTTTTTTGGTACGCGCTACGCTGGATGCCGATAGTCTGGTAGACGGCGCAGGCGATACCGATACCGTCACCGTTCCAGGCGTTGCCTTGGGCGACATGGTGCTGAGTGCGTCGTTGGCAGTTGATGTGGCCGGTCTGATTGTGACCGCCTATGTCAGCGCAGCGAACACCGTCAGCATCCGTTTCCAAAACGAAACCGGCGGCACTGTCGACTTGGCGTCTGCCACGTTGCGCTTGGTCGTCGTTCGTTCGTTGGCGTAATACCCAGGGGCTTCGGCCCCTGATTTCACTTCTGGAGGCACCATGGCCGCGACATTCCGCTGTTTGCAAAGCGGGCAAACTGTTACGTTTACGCTTCCGCACGACATTGACAGTATGAAGGGCCACGCCGGTTACGTTCGTGTTGACGAAGACGCGCCGGTCGAGGAGTTATCCCACCATGTAGTCATGCGGCCGCCTGAAGTAGCTCGGCGACCCGGACGACCAAGGAAGATGGAAAATGTCTGATATTGATCCAAGAGAATTCGGCAAGTTAGAAGCCCAGGTCGAGGCGCTGCAAAGCGAAGTTCACGCTATGCGGGGCGACATTAAGCAGTTGCTGGAAATGGCCAACAAATCCAAAGGTGGATTCTGGGTTGGCATGTCGATCGCGTCTGCCTTGGGCGGCGTGATTACGTTTGTTGCAGATCGTCTCTTTCTAAAGGGGTAACATCATGCCGATGGTCGACGGAAAAAAATACGCATACACGAAGAAGGGCAAGCAAGCTGCCGCTTCGGCCAAGATTAGCAAGCTGCGCAAGGAAGGCTATCCGCAGAAACAGGCGGTGGCGATTGGTCTTAGCATGGCCGGTATGGCCAAGAAGAAGGCCAAGAAATGAAGTCGCCCGTCTGGGGCAAGAAGCGGCCTAAAGGTTTAGGGCCGCCCAAGCCATTGTCGCCAGTCAAGAAAACGGCTGCGAAGAAGATGGCCAAGGCAGCCGGTCGTCCTTACCCGAACCTGATCGACAACATGCGAGCAGCGAGGAAAAAATGAAGACTCCAGCCTGGCAGCGAAAAGCCGGTCAAAACCCTAAGGGCGGCTTGAATGCTACAGGCCGCGCGTCTTATAATGCAGCAACAGGGGGAACCCTGAAGGCGCCAGTCAAATCTGGCGACAACCCACGACGAGCTTCTTTTCTCGCTAGGATGGGCAACATGCCCGGCCCCGAGCTTAAGGATGGCAAGCCAACACGGCTCTTGCTCTCTTTGAAAGCCTGGGGCGCATCATCCAAGGCGGACGCAAAGGCAAAAGCTAGCGCTATATCCGCAAGGAATAAGGCGAAGAGCAAATGACCTACTTAGAACTCGTCAACGATGTGCTGATCCGCCTGCGCGAGCAGACGGTCACGACCGTCGGTCTGACCACTTACTCCACACTAATCGGCAAGTTTGTCAACGACGCCAAACGGCAGATCGAAGACGCTTACGACTGGAATGCGCTCGGCACCGAAGTGACGGTAACGACTTCGGCAAGCGTGTACGAGTATTCTTTAACTGGCGCTGGTCAGAAGTTTCGCGTCAGCAGTGACCCACTGAATACAACATCCAACGTCGTGATGCAGAACATCACCGTAGGGGACATGCGCAGAAAGCAGAATCTCCAACCGTTTGTGGATTCCGTACCAACCCAGTATTGCTTTGAAGGTGTCGATAACAGCGGCGACGCCAAGGTGCAACTGTGGGGCCGGCCAGACGGCGTCTACTCCATCAAGTTTTTTCTGACCGTTCCGCAGGCTGTACTGTCGTCGGACTCGACGATGGTGCTGGTGCCGGACGTGTTGGTGACGCAGAACGCTTACGCCAGAGCGTTGGTTGAGCGCGGGGAAGATGGCGGTCTAAATTCCTCAGAAGCATATGCGCTGTACAGAAGTATGCTATCTGATTATATAGCGCTGGAAGCGACGCGCTTCCCTGAGATGCAGGAGTTTTTGGCGACATGAGTCAGGCGCTACAGGTCAATACTATCTCGGCACCAGGCTTTTATGGCCTGAACACCCAAGACTCGCCGTTAGATTTGCAATCCGGTTTTGCCTTGGAGGCGACCAATTGCGTCATTGACCAGTACGGCCGGATCGGCGCGCGCAAGGGGTGGGCGAAGGTAAATGCCTCCTCGGGCAACTTGGGCGCGAACAATGTCGGCGTCATTCATGAATTAGTCGGCGCTGACGGCACCTACACCGTTTTGTTTGCCGGCAACGCCAAATTATTTAGGCTCGACGGCAGTAACGCCGTGGTCGAGTTGACTTACGGGGGCGGGGGCACCGCGCCGACGATCACGGCCAACAACTGGCAATGCGCGTCGCTAAACGGCATTACTTACTTCTTCCAGAACGCGCATGACCCGTTGATCTACGATCCGGCAGTTAGCACGACAACGTACCGCCGCGTCAGTGAAAAAAGCGGCTATGTCGCAACGGTACCGCAAGCCGATATTGTCATCTCGGCGTATGGCCGACTGTGGGCCGCAAACACGGCGACGAATAAACAGACATTGTTTTTTTCCGATCTGATCGCAGGCCACGTCTGGTCGACCGGCACGTCAGGTAGCTTAAACGTGAACAACGTCTGGCCGAACGGGCCGGATGAGATCACCGCGCTGGCAGCGCATAACGGTTTTCTATTTATCTTCGGTAAGCGCCAGATTCTGGTGTACCAAGGTGCAACGGCGCCATCAACGATGTCGCTCTACGACACGGTGGGCGGCATTGGTTGCATAGCGCGCGACTCGGTGCAGAACACCAATACGGATGTCGTGTTCTTGTCGAACAGCGGCGTGCGGTCAGTACTGCGCACGATTCAAGAGAAGTCCGCGCCGTTCCGTGACTTGAGCAAGAATGTCCGCAACGACATTATGCAGTTGGCTTCGAGCGAGACGGCGTCAGGTATTAAGGCGGTCTATTCGGAACTGAACGCGTTCTACCTGATTACGTTCCCAATATCGAACTTCGTGTATGTGTTTGACACACGCGGGGTGCTGGAAGACGGGTCTTCCCGCGTGACGACTTGGCGCAACATTGCGCCGACTTCGCTGCTGGCACGTCGCAACGGCGATCTGTTGATCGGCAAGACGGGCTACATAGGTAAGTACACCGGCTACGCAGACGATACGTCGTCGTACCGTTTGCAGTACTACACCAATCAATCTGACTTGGGCGATCAAAGCGTAACGTCGATTCTCAAACGGATTGGGGTTGTGGTGATCGGCGGCACCAATCAAGTTGTGACAATCAAGTGGGGCTTTGATTTCAGCGAAAACTTTTTGTCGCAGAATACGCAAATCCCAACGCAACAGGTGTCGGAGTACGGCACGGCGGAATACGGCGCGAATGGCTCACCGCTTGCGCAATACGCAGACGGTATTGCATTGCAAACACTCTACGCGCAAGGCACTGGGTCAGGTCGTATTGTGCAGACCGGCTACGAAGCTGAGATTAACGCGTCGGCGTTGTCTATCCAGAAGATTGAAATTCTCACCAAGAACGGGCGAGTATCATGAGTAATTACACAAAAAGTACGGACTTTGCAGCCAAGGATTCGCTGCCGTCTGGTAACGCAGGCAAGATTGTTAAGGGTACCGAGATCGATACCGAGTTTAACAATATTGCAACTGCTGTTGCGACTAAGGCTGATACTGCATCGCCTACTTTCAGCGGCACGCCTTCGCTGCCGACTGGAACAACTGGCGTCACACAGACATCTACCGATGACAGCACTAAGTTAGCCACGACAGCGTTTGTGCAAGATGTCGCTGACGCCATCAAGAACGCCCTGTACCCGGTCGGTTCGATCTACACAAACTCTTCCGTCAGCACGAACCCCGGCACGTTATTAGGGTTTGGTACTTGGACTGCGTTCGGCGCTGGCCGCGTGATGGTCGGCTTTAACGCAAGTAACTCGCTGTTTGATTCTGCGGAAGAGACGGGCGGTTCGGCAGATGCGATTGTTGTTAGCCACAGCCATACGGCCACATCGACGGTTACTGACCCAGGCCACGCTCACTCTACAGCGCTTTACTACCGGCCAGATTCCGCATCAGGCGCGGCGCAAAATTATGCGCAGAACACAACTGGCTTTGGGTCGCAGATTTCTACGAACAGCAACACTACCGGCGTGACAGTCGCTACATCAGTTAGCACGACAGGTTCATCGGCGACCAACGCGAATTACCAGCCGTACATCACTGTGTACATGTGGAAGCGGACGGCATAAGCGGTACAGATTTAATCAAAGGAGAATTACATGGCTGCTCCCATTATTGGTGGGCTTATCGCAGGTGGGCTTGGGCTACTAGGCAGTTCGATGCAAGCAAGTGCTGCTCGAGATGCGGCCCGCGAGGCTGGCGCGAGTAACTTAGCTGCTGCACGGCTTGCCGCTGAAGAAGCTCGTTTCCGCCCGATAGGCATCACGACACGTTTTGGTGGCAGTAACTTCCAATACGGCCCTGACGGCCGTGTGTCGGGCGCTTCCTACAACGTCTCGCCTGAACTGCGTGCCTACCAAGACCGTTTTATGGGGTTGGCAGGCGGCCAAGGATTGGATATCGCAGCAGCAGCGCCTGGCTTGTACGCGCCACTGACGGACGCGTCGGGACGGCTCTTTCAGTTAGGCCAACGCTATCTGGCTGAATCGCCGGAAGACGTCGCGCAGCGCTATATGACGTCGCAACTTGACTTGTTGGCTCCGCAGCGTGAGCGTCAGTTGGCCGCACTGCGTAATCAAGAGTTTCAAGCAGGGCGTTCAGGTCTGTCGGTTGGCGCAACAGGACTGCGTCCTGGTGGCGGCGAGGGATTGAGGGCAACGAATCCTGAATTAGAAGCCTACTACAACGCTATCGCGCAACAGGATGCTGAATTAGCCGGCCGCGCGCAGACAGAAGGACAACGCCTATTGGGCTTCGGCACCACGCTGTTTGGTACTGGTGCTGATCTGCTAGGCGGCTATCAGCGCGGTCTGGTTGGCTCGCTCGCGCCGTTCCAAGGCTACCTCGGCGCAGCAGGCGACATCGAAGCGTTGGGTCAACAGCCGCTCGAGTTGGGCAGCGCGTTGGGCGGCCGGATTGCTAACCCACAAGGTGGCGCGTCGCTACTCTCTGGCGGTCAACGTGCGGCGGAATACATGTTCGGCGCGAACCAACTGAACCCGACCGCTTCATTCCTGCAAGGGCTTGGCACTAACCAAGATTTGACGTCTGGGTTAGGTCAGCAGTTGAGTGGTTTATTTGGTGGCAGCAGCGGCCCAGCCTACAACCAAACACAGTTAAGAAGCGAATTTGTACCAAATAGTTTTGCCACTAACTATTTCACGCCCAATCCAAACGCAAGGAACCAAGGCTATGGCTTCTACTAGCATCTTAGGGCTCTTCACCTCGCCGGAAGAGTATCAGCGGCAACAAGACTTGATGATGCAGCGCCAGGCGGCGGAGCTGGCGCAGCTCGATCCGTACCAAAGTGTCCGGTTCGGCGCAATCCGTGCCGGTCAGCAGTTCGGTCGCGGCTTGGCGGGCATCTTGGGTGCGGAAGACCCACAGTTGCGCATGATCAGCACGCGTCAGTCGGCCCTGCGCGGTATCAACTTGGGCGACCCCGAGTCGATCTTCACCGCAGCCCAACAACTCGCCGATGCAGGCGATCAGCAAGGCGCGCTGATGTTGGCCGATTACGGTCGCAAGGCGCAGGCCGATGCTGCGTTGGTGACGCAACGGTCGCGTGAAGCCCGCGCGGCTGCTACCCCAAAAGAGTTGCAGATCGCCGCCGCCCGCGCTCAGTTGCAAGGCGCTATACGCGAACTAGAAGCAATGCCTCCATCACCAGAGCGCGACGCACAGTTGCAAACTGCGAAAGACACCTTGGCATCGTTGCCTGCGGGGAAAGAACAAACTTTTGGTGAGAATAGAGAAGCCAAATCGTTAGAGCTATACAACAAACCTTTTAGCCAACTGACTACTACAGAACGTAAAGCCGTTAATGATGCGATAGCAAAGCCAGAAAAAGATTTGCGGTTTGGTGTAGACCGTGAAGCTGTTGCGGAAGAAGTCTACGGTAAGCCATTCGCGCAGTTAGACCAGACTCAAAAAGCCGCAGTTAATAAACGGGTTGATGAAGAGAGTAACAGAAGAGCCAAGTCAAGTTCACCTACACTTACTGTGCTTGGACAAGGTAAAGAAGGCGCTAAAGATATCCCCGCGTTCCGTGACAAGGTTATTGGAACAATTGATCCTTTCCGCAAAACAGTCACCGCAGCCGACACCGCCATAACTAACATCAACGACTCACTCAAGACGAGTAACTTTGCGTCGTTCCGTGCCGCGCAGACTCAGTTTGCGCGGGCGATCTCTGGTGCGGGCGATTTGAGCCAGAAAGAGTTGAAAGCGGCTGGCGCTGATCCATCACTACTCGGTGGGACGGCGGATTATCTGTCGACATTCTTTACTTCGACTCCGACAGCCGATACGCAGAAAAAGCTACTCAGCACGTTGAAAGCTATTCGTACTGTAGCAGCGAAAAAAGCCAGAGAAGAAATCTCTAACCAGAAAAAGATTGCAACGCGTGCGGGGTACACCGAAGATGACACGGCGCTCATCTTTAACTTCCCTGAGTTCGAGCAGCGTAAAGCAGGCGGCGGTGCGGGTAAAGAACGCACTGTTACGCTAAAGAGCGGAAAAACTGTAACCGTAGTCGAGGATTAACATGGGCTACACCTATACCGTTGACGGAAAATCGTTTCGCACAGATCAGCCGTTGACGGAGGCTGAACTAGAAGAGTTGGCAGGCGGCGGCGCTCCTGCTGCGCCTGCGGGCGACTTCCGTGCTGAAGCCGCTAGACGTGGCCTGACAAGCACGGCAGGCGCTGTAACGGGTGTCAGTCAGATGATCTCTGACTACATGTCCCGGTTAAATCTCAACCCGTTTGAGTTGGGGTCAAGAGTGGCAGGCCTACCGCCAGAGCCGGTAAGAACGCCATCAGAATCTTTTGCGCGCGGTCAAGCGGCAGTCACTGAACCCGCAGGGCGGCTATTCTCCGCGTTGGGTATGCCGATGACCGGCGCTATGCCGCAGACGTTTGGTGAGCGCGTGTTGGCCACAGGTATTGAAGCCGTGACCGATCCGGCGTCGTATCTGTTCCCTCCATTGGCCGCAGTGCGCCGCTTTGGTATCCCAGGGCAAATCGTCGCTCGTCCAGGTGAACAATTTGTCGTCGGTGCAGGCGCTGAAACAGGCGGCACTGCGGGCGAACAAGTTGGGGGTACGCCTGGCCGCGTGGTGGGTTCGCTCTTCGGCGGCGCAGGCGCAGGCTATGCAACTGGTACGGCGCTAAAGACTGGCCCGTTGGCCGGCAAGGCATACGACAAAGCAGCAGAAGTTGTAAACAAACTGCGCGGCGTGCAGCCTGAGAACGAACTGCTGCGTGATGTCGACAGTCGCATTAACAACATCTTTATCGCTGCCGGCGCGGCCGATCCGAACTTCCTGACCACGCTGCAACAAGCGGCCAAGGCGCAGGAAGGCGTATCGTTGAAAGCGCCAGGTAGCCCACGCGTGCAAATGCCGATCAGCGCGTTGATGGCCGACAACCCGGTCATCATCAGTTTCATCGAGAACCTGTCGTCGCGCGATCCGGTCTTCAAGGCCAAGTATGGCGAACAGTTTGCTCGCGCCAAGACTGATCTGCGCGCTAACCAGATTCGTCTGTTTGGTGACCCCGCCAAGGTTGATCTGGCGACATTAAAGCCGGAAGAGTTGGCGCTGATCAGCGGCGCAACAGAGAAGTCGGTGCAGCGCCAAGTGCGTTCGCTTGATCAGCAGATCGCGGACGCCTACAGCGCGCCAGTGCTTGACCCGAACGCGTTTGGCGCTCGGATCGAGAAGTTGGTGGCCGACAAAGAGAAGAAGGCGATTGCTGAAGTTAAGCCGCTGTACACCGAGGCGTTCAACATCGCCAGCACCAAGGGCGTAACGCTGCCTGCTGGGTCGGTAGACGACATCTACAACTTCGTGGCAGGCACGCAAGCGTCCGACATATTCAAGACGTTCCCAAGCATCTACAACAAGGTACGCGCTCGCTTCCGTCCAACAGAAACCGAAGCCAGCCCAATTCTGACCGCCGAAGGTGTGCCAGCCACGCCAGCAGGCGTTAGATTCGCCGAGGCGACGGTTGAAGATTTGGATTCGTTGAAGCGCGAGATCAACAAGCAACTGCGCAAGTCGAACGACCCAGCGGATATTCGTCTGTTGAGCGAGTTGAAGACCCGCGTATCCGGGCACATTAACAATCTTGACCCAGAATTCGTGGCTGCGTATCGCAACGCTGATCAGGCGTATCTGGAAAAGGTCGGCTTGCCGTTTAACAGCGAGACGTTAAAGAATGTCGATCGCAAGAAGTTTGTCGAGCAGATCGCGCCGGCCATTATCGGTAACAAGTCGAACGTCGACGACTTCATCCGCGCAACCGGCGAAGAAGGTGTTCGTGTAGCGCGAGATGCGTTCTATGACAGCTTCACCAAAGCCGCGCTGAAGAACGACGTTATCGATCCCAAGGCGGCCAACAAATGGCTGGCCAAGAACCGCAGCGCGATGGCGTTGATTCCTGGCTTGGAAGATGAGCTACGCGGTTCGGTCAATAACGTGCAGCAGTTGTTAGGTAAGAAAGCCGCGCTTGAGGCCGACTTCCGCCGTGTGTCGGGTGAGCAGTTGATCCGCGAGAAAGGCTACTCCAATCCAACCGAGCTGGTGTCGCGCATGTATAGCGACCGCAACTTCACCAATAAACTGCTGAACCAGTACGGCGGCAACAAGGACATCTTGAACGCCGTGCGGTCGTACATGCTGGACGACATTGTGACGGCCGCTGATCCGGTCGCCATGCTGAATGACCGCAACCGCGCTGCCGTGTTCAACCGTGTGTTCGGGCCGACCTACGCACAGAAGGTAGCCGACTTCGCTGTGGCGTCCGAGCGGCTATCCAAAGACCCGACGCAGGTATCGTTCCGTGGCGAGACAGTACCGCGCACGCCGATCGAAGAGTTGACGGGAGTTCCGCCCGAGCAGATCATCTCGCGTATCTACAACCCTGTGTCTGGGCCGGTGTACGCCGTGACGTCGCTCTTCAGTAAGTACTGGGCTAACGCTGCGTCGAGAGCGACGGAAGAAAAGCTGAAAAATCTGTTGCTGAACCCGGCGGATGCGGTCAAGGTATTCGAAGCAGTTGCGCCCAAGGTGCAGAAGTTCGACGCCACCAAAATAAAGCAGGCGATGGAGATCGGCAAGAAATACGGTATCCAATGGCTTGAGGATGCAGTCAACGATCTGACCACCGGCGCAGCGCGCGGCGCTACTCGTGGCGTGGCCACCGAAGGTACAGTCGTGCCAGCACCAGAGATGGAGATGGAGGAATAAATTGACCCGCTAACCCTTCTTGCTGCTGCCAATGCTGCGGTCGCGGCGGTCAAGAAGGGTTGCCAACTTTACAAGGACATAAAAAACGCCAGTGGCGAGGTGTCCGACGTACTGAAGGATTTGCGGGCGCAGTTCGATAAGGTAACGGGCGGCAATCCGACAGTCGAGCAGAAGCAGAAGTACAACGCCGAAGTGCAGCGCGTCCAGGAGATCGCCAAGGCTGATCCGAACGACGTGTACACCGAGATCGGCGACCAGTTGGGCGCGTTGATGGACAGCTATGACGCGTTGAGCAAGGCGCTGTTGGCCGAGCAGATGGAAGGGAAGAAGGTCTACAAGGGCGAAGAAAGCGTCGGTCGTCGGGCGCTGCGTCGTATCATCATCACGACACGCTTAGACGCGATGCTGGCAGAGATACGCGAGACGATGGTGTACCGAGCGCCGCCAGAATTGGGTTCACTTTGGAGCAAGTTCGAAGAGATGTGGCAGACGATCGTGGCCGAGCAGGACGAGGCGCACGCAGAAGAGCTTAAACTGATCCAAATGGCAAGATGGCGACGCAGAAAAAGAATAGCGGAACTAAAGGCCAAAGCAACTTGGATATCGGCAACCGTTTTCGTAGTTCTTTGGGGAATTCTAGTAATGTGGCTAACAACGAAAAGCGTGACGATGAAAACATCCCTTGGCCATTACTGATCACAGTGCTGGCCGTGCTGCTAACTTTTTTTATCGCGCTCCCTCTCATGGCGTTCATGTACTGGGACATGTACAACGCAACCGAAGCGGCCGTCGCGGAAGTCAAACGCATGAAACAATTGCGGCGTGAAATACAGATTGAAAGGATGTATGGTCAATGATTACTGAAGCCCAACTCCGCCAGATCATCCCTCAGAACAAATACGTCGAGTACTGGCACAAGGCGCTCGCACAACTCTTCCCCGATTACGACATCAACACCCCGAAGCGCATGGCGGCCTTCCTCGCCCAGTGCGCGCATGAGTCGGGCGGCTTTACCGCTATCGTCGAGAACCTGAATTACAAACCCCAGGCGCTGCGGCGTCTCTTCCCAAAATACTTTTCCGACGATGTCACAGCTAATCAGTATTGCGCGCGGCCTAACAAGCAAGAGGCTATTGCAAATCGCATTTATGCTAGTCGGATGGGGAATGGCGATGAATCTTCTGGTGATGGCTATCGTTTCCGTGGTCGCGGCCTTATTCAGCTTACTGGACGATCAAACTATCAGGCTTTTGCTGACAGTTTGGAGATGAACATCAACGACGTGCCAGAGTACTTAGGCACGTTCGAGGGCGCAGCGCAGTCGGCCTGCTGGTTCTGGGAGACGAACAACCTGAACAAGTGGGCAGACGCGGGCGACATCAAGGAGCTGACCCGACGCATCAACGGTGGCTACATTGGACTAGACGACAGGATCAAACACTATGATCACGCGCTTCATATTTTTGGTGCTTAGTATCGCAGGCATCGTTTGGCTGGTCGGCTGCGAAGATCGGTTTCGTTACCCCTGTATGGATAACAAAAACTGGAACAAGCCCGAATGCCAACGCCCGACCTGCGCGCTAACCGGCACCTGCCCGGATCAACTACTGCCCGCGTCTGACTTCAAGCCGGAGGAACAAAAATGAAATGGACACCCGACCAGATTGATAGCGTCATCAAGCTGATCATCGGTTCGACGTTTTGCGTCGTGCTGCTAATGATGTCAAGTTTAGCCATGTATAGTGTCGTTTTTGTAACACAACCAATGGTCGGAATCGCGCCAGCGGATAAACAGTTCTTTATGCTGCTGTCGGACATGTCGAAGTACATACTTGGTGCTTTGGCAACATTATTGGCCATCAAAGGCAAGGACGGCGTGGCCAAGCTGATCGACCCACCACCTGGCGTATCTAAGGCCAGCGACTGGACTGACCCACCGCCGCCCGCGCAGAAGACCGCAGCGCCCGTGCGCCAAGAGCCGCAACTGAACCCTGCGCCTGTGGTGTCCGGATTCGGTGGCAAGGCAGCGCCGCCCCCAGCACCTCAACCTGAAATCGACTAGGAGACTACGATGAAGAAACTCGTTGCACTTATTGCGTTTGTGCCGTTGATGGCGTTTGCCGGCGGTGAGATGAAAAAGGTCTGCCGCGTTGAGAAGGTCAAGGGTAAGGACATGGAAGTCTGCAAGACGATCAAAGTCCATAAGAAGCTCGATGGCACCAAAGTGCCGCCGTCAAAATGAACCCCTATTTTCTTGTCGGTGCCGTTATTGCGGTTGCGGTCGCGGGCGGCGCTGGCTACGTCAAAGGGTCGGCGCACGGCAAGATGGTCGTGCAGGCCGAATGGGACGCCGAACGCATCCGGCAGCAGGAGGCGCACGCCAAGGCGGTACAAGAGGCCATTGAGAAACAGCAGGCGATCCAAGCGGACGCCGATCAACTGAGACAGGAGAAGGATCGTGAAACGCGTGATCTGCTTGCTAGGAATACCGCTCTTACTAACAGCCTGCGCAACCGCCCCCAGCGCCCGGTCGTACAAGCCGGTGCCGTGCCCAATCCCGCCAGTACTGGATCAGGCGGTTGTACCCCAGGAGAGCTTTACCGAGAGGATAGCGA